CGTCCGTTCCGGAGCCTACGCGGCCTACGCGGCCCTGCGCATGGCCGGCCACAATCTGCCCGACTTCGAGCATTGGCTGGACACCGTGGCGTCCTTTGACCTCGCGGCCGCGAGGGAGGAGACGGAAGAGGGAAACCCTACGGACTAGCCGCGTGGCCCCAAGACTCGCTCGGCCGTCTCTCATTCCTCCTGGCAAGCCGTTTCGGCGGCACGCCATGGCAATGGCGCAACGAGGCCGATGAAGCCGATTGGGGCACCGGCATCGCCGCGCTTCTCAAGGAAGCGGAAGAAACACGGAAGGAGTGAACCATGGCGCACAGCGCGATCATGAGCGTGCGCATCACCGGCAACGCCGATGATGCCGTCAAGGCGTTCGAGAAGACCACCACGAAGGCGGCCGCTTTCGGCAGCGCCATCGGCGGATTGGCCGTCAAGGGCGTGACCGCGCTGTGGGACACGGTGAAGGGCTTCGCCGGCGACGTGGTGAACATGTCGGACAGCACCGACAAGTTCATGAACACCATGAGCTTCGCCGGCATCGACACCAAAGCCGTGCAGGCAGCAGCGAAGGAAACACGCAAATACGCCGACGCCACCGTGTACGGCCTCGATGACATCCAGAACACCACCGCGCAGCTGGCCGCCAACGGCATCGGCAACTACATGGAACTGACCGAAGCCGCCGGAAACCTCAACGCCGTCGCCGGAGGCAACGCCGACAGTTTCAAAAGCGTCGCGATGATCCTCCCCCAGACCGCCGGCGCGGGCAAGCTCACCACCGAGAACTGGAACCAGCTGACAGACGCCATCCCGGGCGCGTCCGGAAAACTCCAGGAGGCCCTGCTGAAGAACGGCGCGTACACGGGCAACTTCCGCGACGCCATGGCGGACGGCCAGATCACCGCCGACGAGTTCAACCAGGCATTGATGGACCTCGGCATGACCGACGTGGCGAAACAGGCCGCGACATCCACCAGCACCATCGAGGGAGCCATGGGCAACCTCGAAGCCGCAGTGGTCGGCGGTCTGACCGACGCGTTCAACCTGTTCAAGCCGGCGGTCACGGGCGGCATCAACGCGGCATCAACTGCCGTGACCAGCCTGGCCACCAACGGCGTGCAGGGATTGCAGACGTTCTTCGGCCAGGTCAAGGACACCGGCGCGTTCACCGCATTGCAGTCCGCCGCGCAATCCGTCGGCGGCGGCCTGCAATCATTGTGGAACGGCATCATGGCGGTCGTGAACGCGATGACCGGAGGACAGCCGGCGGGAACCGCGTTCGGCAACATGCTCAACACCGTCGCCACGGCAGCGCAGACGGTCGGCGGCTGGCTGAAGACCGCCGGCAACTGGATCAGTCAGAATCTGGATCTTGTGACCCCTCTCGTGGCCGCGATCGGCGGAGCCGTCGCAGTCGTCACCGCCGTTACCACGGCCATGCAGCTGGCCGCGGCCGCTCAAGCGCTGCTCAACGCGGTCATGAACGCGAACCCGATCATGCTGGTCATCACGCTCATCGCCGCACTCGTGGCCGGACTCACCTACTTCTTCACCTGCACCAACACCGGCAAGGCCGTCTGGTCGAGCTTCACCGGCTTCCTTGGCTCCTGCGTGCAGGGCATCATCGGCTTCTTCTCCGGTCTCGGCTCCACCATCATCGGCATCTTCAACTCGGCCGCGAACGGCGCCAGGAACGCATGGAACGGCGTAGTCAGCTGGTTCCGCGGACTGCCCGGCTCCATAGTCGGGTTCTTCGGCAACGCCGGCAGCATCCTGTACAACGCCGGCGCAAGCATCATCAGCGGATTCCTCAACGGCCTCAAATCGATGTGGAGCAACGTGACCGGCTGGATCAGCGGCATCGGCGACTGGATCAAGGCCCACAAAGGCCCGATCAGCTACGACCGTCGCCTGCTCATCCCCGCCGGCCAGGCCATCATGACCGGCTTCGCACAGGGCCTCAACACCGGGTTCGACAACAACGTCGAAACCGCTATCAGCCGCGCCAACCGCAGACTTGCGGCCATGCCCCTCAACCTCTCCGCCCAGGGCAACACGGCCACGCCAGCCGTGGTCAACACCTGGAACGTGGAGATCAACGGCGAGGTCATCGACAAGGACGGCACCGCCAAGGCCATCAAACGGCTCCTGGCCGACTACGACGCAAGGAGGTCATGAGAGAGATGCAGCAGTGCTTCATGTTCATCGACACCGGCAACGGCTGGACACCGGTGAACGATTCCACCAAGGATGTAGCGGCCCTGGACTCTTTCACCGTCGACTGGGGAAGCGACGGCATCGACGAACAACCCGAGCCGGCCGTCATGTCATTCACCCTCCGCGACCGCACCGGACGGCTCGCAGGCCAGGCATTGACATTGGCCGGAATGAAAGTGGTCGTTCAATTCTCCAACCAGCCGCGATGGATGGACCTCAGCCCGACGCTCGGCCGATGGTCAGACCTCCGCATCCCACTCGCAACGCTCCACAAGACCTACTCTCCGGATTCTCCGGACTCTCCGGATTCTCCGGCCACGACCATTTTCGCCGGCACCGTCTCCACCGGAGGCAACGTCGAACCCTCCGGCGACGCATGGCTTATCAGCCTCTCCGCCACATCGAGGATGGCCATATGGAAACGCCTGCAATCACAAGGACCGACAGACACGGCCGCGAAATGGAACGGCGCGCACTGGATAGGCACACCATCCGCACGCCTCAAGGAGATGAACCGCAGGGCCTCGGCGCAGGGAGCGCCGGAAGCCCAACTGGACGGGCTCGCCCTGCCGTCAAGCGTCGCACCATACACGCCATCCGACCACCCATCACAGCTCGACCTGCTGCACCGGCTCACCGCCGGCCCACGACTCCCGCAATGGCACGAAGTCTACGACGGCGCGGCATCCACCATCAGGCCGCTGTTCCTCGCCGACCCGATCGCCGTGCACCTGTCAACCGATGGCCGACTCAACGTCCTCACCGACGGAGAGACACGACACGCACTCTCGGCCTCCGACATCGAGGCATCGACGGATCTGAGCATCACCGAACCTTTGACACAGGTCGTCATCAACGCGAAACGCGTCAAATCGGACAACGGCAAGCTCTCTTTCGACGACGTGGAGATCACGATGGGAGACCAGAACCGTCTGCCACCCCAATTGACCGCCATACAGAAGAGCCTCACCATCGATTCCGACATGCTCGCCGTGGACGACTCGGGCGGCGTATGGAACAGCGGGGCCACATCGAACGTCAGCGACACCGACCGCGCCAACATCGCGCAATGGCTCGAATCGCACGACCTGCGCATGGTCCCGGACCACGTGACGTTCAACAGCACGCGCATCGACCCGGCACGACTTCCATGGCTGTACAAGGCAAGCCCATCCGGCCCGTTCATCATCGTCAAGGCCAAGGCGTCAGCCCTGACCGGCTCCGACGGCCGACCGTCCTTCACCGGCCCCATCACGACCATCGGCGGGACGCTCTCATACCGGTGGCGCAACGGCAAACCGACACTCACCCAGGAAGCGACGCTGGCCGCGCTCCGGCCGCTGCTGACGGAACGGATTACATGGGCCGACCTGCCCACCCTCAGCTGGCAGCAGCTCGACCTGCACATCTGCGACCTCTCGATGATCCAGATCATCGACACTTCTTCGCCCACCGCCGAAAAGGAAGGAACACAATGACAGCAACAACACCCATCTACGGGCTCTCATATCCCGAAGGCTCCGACCTTGTGTCAACCGCGCCGGACTCGTTCAAGGCCATGGCCGGCACGTTCGAGCAGGCGCTTTACGCGGTCGACCAGCGGTCCACCCCAGCCGGCGCGACACCTGTGATCGCCACCACGCTCGAATCGCTGAAGGCACAGACAGCCACGGTCGGCCAGACCGGCTTCGTCACCTCGGACGGCGGCCAGACCGGCCCGTACATCTGGGACGGGACCAGCTGGCATCACGCACACTGGTACACCGCCGATGACAAAGCCCAAACAACGCTCGTCAACAAATCAGGCTGGAAATGCGAATACATGATAAAACATGGATTCGTTTACGTCACGGTCAATCTCTCAGACAGTGGCACCAAAGGATGGAGCGAAAGCCAAATGCCAGGCACGCTCCCCGAGGAAGCACGACCGCCGCGCGAACTGAATTTCGCACCGATGTGCTCCAACAACACCTCAATCGGCGTGTTCATTGTCAAACCCACCGGAGTCATCGTCTACAACCGTCGCGGCGGCGGGCAAATCTCCGACAATCGTTATGCAACCATGATGTGGCCGGCCGCATGACGGATCTCGTCATCGCCATCGTCGGCGCTATCGGCGCGGTCGTCGGCGCACTGGTCTCCACCCTCTCGGCCGCCGCGAAGAACAAGATGGAAGCCTACAGGCTCGCACAGAAGATGCAGGCCGACAACCAACGCCTCTGGCAATACAACCGGCAACTCATCGACCACATCTACCGCCGCGCACCACCACCACCGCCGGAACCACCTGAAGACCTTTTCAACGACTAAAAGGGAGCCAACATGAGCGACATCATCTGGAAAGGAAGCCCGAACCACTACGTGGGCCGCAACGGCTACGGCGTCACCCACATCACTTTGCACATCATGGTCGGATACCTCGCCGGCACAGATGCCACGTTCGCCAGCCAGTCAAGCCGTGCCTCGGCCCACTACGGCATCGGCGCGACCGGAGAGATCCACCAATACGTGTCGGAACTCGACGGCAGCTATTCCGACGCGAACTACGCATCGAACAATTCGACCATCAGCATCGAGCATGAGGGAGGAATGGCCAACGGTGCGGTCTGCACCCAGGAGTGCATCGACGCAAGCGCGCGCCTCTGCGCCGACATCGCGCGCAGGTACGGGTGGACGAAACTGTGGCACGACGGGCTGAAAGGCAACGTGTGGCTACACCGGGAGATCCCAGGCACAGACCACCTCTCATGCCCCGACCTCGCGCCCAACGGCCTGCCATACAAGCAGATCATCGACAAAGCAAATCAGATACTCGAAGGAGGCTCCATGTCAAACGCAGGAGACGAAGTATGGAACTGGGCCTACAAGCCCAACGGGAAGAACGCCACACCGGGCGGCAACATGTACAACCTGCTCGCCTACGAGCTGCCGCAGCGTGTCCGTGACAGCATCATGCAATACAGCTACAAGGGATCGGCACCGGGCGGCAACATCTACAACACAATCTGCTTCGAGATCCCCGGAATGCTGAAGCATCTCACCAAGACCATCGAGACGCAGCAGCAGCAGATCAGCGAATTGTCCGAAAAAATCAGCAAGCTGGAAGGAACCACGAAATGACCGACACGACGGAAAACCGACTACCAGCGACCAGCACAACGGAAGTAACCGTGATGCCGGTCTCCGCGCAGATCATGGCCGCCACCGATGACGACGCCGAGGCATCGACGCCGAGAATCGACGGCGGCACAATATCCAGATTCCTCGTGCTGCTCCTTGCGCTTGTCAACCAGGCACTGACCATGTTCGGCCATCCGGTGCTCAACATCGATGACACGACCATCACGCAGCTCGTAAGCCTCGCATGGACAGCCGGCAGCGCCATCTGGTGCTACTGGAAGGACAACGACGTGACGAAGGCGGCTCGCACCAAGAAAGGACGGCTCTCGGCACGTCACGCGGCCTAAACGTCAAGTCTGACGGCCGCCGTTGCCTCTCGTAGACGGCCGTCGGGCATGGCCACGTAATGCTCCGTGGTCTCCACAGACTCATGGCCTAGAAGTTCCGCGACAACAAACAGGTCGTGTGTGGCGGCGTAGGCCGTGGTAGCGAACCGGTGGCGCAACGTGTGCGCGGCGTACCCGTCAGGCAACAGGCGGCTGATATGGTCACCGATATAGGACTCCTCCACATGACCGCCGAACCGGCCAGGGAACCGGTAGCCACGCGCGTCCATGCTTATCCGCGCCC